AGAAATTGAATTACTCAAACAGATACCGAATTGGGATGCTAAGAAATTTGAGTATATAACGGGTTTGCAGATCGTATAAACTGATTAGGGAGGAGTGAGATGGTTGATTGGTTTGAGCCATACCCCTGTGAAGAATGCGGATGTACCGGAAACGAAACCTGTGGGGCTAAACCGCTTGGAGAGGATTGCGCCCTTGACGAGTGCGGTATCTGCCCTTGTTGCAGGGTAATTGGCAAAGAGGCGAATGTGAAGAGGTGGAAAACTAACTAAGGGGAGGGGCTGTGAACTACAAAATTAACAAGCACAATATGAACTACATCATATTACTCTATTGCCTGTTTAAAAATAAATGTAATTTTAAACTTTATATAAACATTCAGTATTTATGATTATTTTGGCAATTTCATTTCGCATACTATATCCACCTCTATAATAGTTGGATTTTTCAACACCATTGACCAATTCAACAGTATTTTCAGTAGCAATATTGCCATTGGAATCAAGCATATTATATCTGATGATATAAATTAAATCTTTATGCATATCAGAAATAACATCTAAAAAGTCTTGTGAATCTCTAAATGGTGTTCCATTAGGATTGGTTGTTGGAAGTGCATCATAAATTTCTTTGACTAATTCTGTATAAAATGTTCTTTCAGAAATTTTTCTTAAATAATAATTTGTTTTTAAATGGGCTAATCTATGAAAATTAGGTAAATCTTCCCAAAGAGTAACATTTGTAGCCTCAGATGTTGCTTTGGTTGAGTCACTTAAATAATTTGTTATTTTTTGTGCAAAGATATCATATATGGTTTCACGTTCGGATGCATAAATGGTTTTGTCAATTCTGCTATCAGATTTAGGATTAAACCACTGAGTCTGTCCTGAAGGTAATGTAGGAACAAATGGTTCAAGTTTGATATCAGCATATATTACAGAAGGATATTGTTCAATTAATTCCGTTAAATTTGAAAGATAAATTTCAGTATTAAAATCTACATTAATATTTAACCATGTATATATAGCATTTTTAATTTGTCTATGTAAATCATCTTTATCGGCTAACTGTTTAACATATATTTTTCCTGTTAAATTAAACTTTTGAATAATTGGAGAAATGTAAACATTTCTAACTGTTAATTGTGATTTTTTATTAACATTTGCAATTAAATTAGACAGATTTGTTGAAATTGTTTTATTAGTATTTGTATAATTTATAGAAGTAGAATTTTTATTAATTCCTAACGCTTGAGGAAATACTGTTGAAGGAAATGAAACAATGTGACAAGAATCATTTTTACCACCGCTTAAGATAAATCTTGTATTTTCTGAATCATATATGAAAGTCAAATCATTAAAGGCTAATTGTCCATAATTTTCATTTGTTGCTGATGTTCCACGAGTATCTGAAACTCCCAATAATGCAGTTTGAATGGCAGAAGCAATTCCTGTATAATCAGTAACAGCACTTAAATTAATCGCAGATGTTGAAATATTTTGTGTAATCGCACTTGAATAATAATCTGAGCCAAGATTAAATGTTAAAGTGTTTTGTGTAAAATTATTTTTAATATATTCATAACTTTGTGGAATAGTATCACCATAAAGATTATGGTAAGTGCCTGAGGTTTCATAATATTTTAACTGATCAACAACACTTTGTTTCATATAAAGATTCCAATAGCTTTGATAAGGAATTCCATCTTCATCAAAGTCTAAATCAACCACAACATCTTCCAAATTTTCTTTAGGGGAATAGGATGTTCCTGCTAAATTATACATTGATCCCAAACAACTAAACATCGCTACATTAAATAATTTGGAAATGGGTTCTCTGGTTGTTCCATCAAGTTCTTCTTGTTCACCCCAAGCTATGGCATTTTTAAAATTAATGGGTGATGTTAAAGATTTAAGATAATTAACATAATCTTTGGCTGTCACCAATCGATCCATGGTATAAAAGATATTTGGTGCATTATGTCTAATTTCGTCTATAGATTCAATGTCAGCACCACCAGTTAAATTACTATAAAAATAAAATTTTGTATTAGAGGTGATGTCCTTCGAGACATCACCATTAACATAAAGTGAAATAGAGGTAGAAAGCTCCTCATTAATAATTCCTGTTCTATTTCCATTTAGACCCTGCGTTGAGAGATAATCAATGTAAATATTATCAAAGGTTGTGATAGGACCAGTTGCAGAAAGATTAGCTCCAAGCTCTGAAATTTTTGCATCACCAAATAACAGTTCAATATTTTCATCAGGTGAAGTTTTAATGAGACAAACCTTAACAGGATCACCCTTTTGAAATAATTCAATAGTATTCCAATTAATTAAAGATTTCCGATCTATGAGATATTTTGTCTCATCTGTTTTGCCGCTTCCTACCCAAACATTTGTGATAGGTGTGTCATAATCTTGATCACCAAATTTATTAGAAAATGTAAGATCTTCTATTTTATATTTCTGAAATTTCTGACCAACTTGAGAATTCGTAGCACCTTCTATAGTCTTTGATTTTTGAAGGCCTTGGATAACATAAATTGAATTACCTGCATCATCTAAGATTAATTCCTTTTCAAAATCATCCGATAAAGAAGCAATGTTTGCAACATCTGTGCTGGTAAAGGTATATTGATATGTATTCTTTAAAATAAGATCTAAATCATCATAGGTAAATTTTGAATAAATAGGAATCTGTAATACATCATTGGCTACAATATTTTTACCTGTTAAATCACCTGATATTTTTATTTTAATCTTAGCTTCAGCAGGAATTGGTCGTGTTATACTATAACCAAGAAGTTTGGATAATAAGATAACAGAAGATTTCCTTCTTGCGGTTTCCATGAAACTTTCTTCTGCTTGCCTCTGAATATAGAAATTATTAATATCAGTGGTTGCAGCAAAAATTTCAATTAAAGTCTGAGCTATTGCAGATTCTCTAAAATTTTCATATCGGCTATCACCTGCAAGATATGTATTAATCGCATTGATGATGTCTTGATAGGTAATATTGGTATACTGTAAGAAATTTCCCATTTTAATTAAGATCCTTTATAAAATTATCTTCTTTTCAAACCTTGAAACAATATTATTCTTTTTAATTCGATATACAATGGTTAAAGAAATTCCATTTTGATCAGGATATAAGATCATCCTACATTGATTTTCTAAGACTTCTACTCTATCTTCCCATCTTTTAATGGAATTTATAATAGAGGTTAAAAGCTGTTCACCTGTACTTTCAGTTAAGTTTTCAAATAGAAAAAAAGGTAATTCAGATCCAAAATTTGGATTAAAGATTCTCTCTCCAAAATGTGTGGCTAAGATCATCTCTATGGATTGTTTAATCACATCATCATCCCAGATCTCTCCTTTAGTGATAATATTTTTAGAGAGATCATAGGCAAAGTGATCTTTAAAATTTTTAGTGATAATTGGCATAGTTTATTCTATCATTTCTGAAAGTATCTCTAATTCAGTTCCAGTTAAAATGTTTGGTACCTTATCAATTGAAATTTTCTTTAAATTGACCTCAACTTCTTCATTTTTAATTGTGGTTTCATAAAAATTTTGCTTATTAATCATTTCATCTTTAACATCTTGATATTCTTCTGTTAATTGACTTAATAAAGATTGAAATTCAGCATTATCCTTTAATCCATCAAATTCATCTGCAATTTTTTGTCCTGATAGATTTAAAACTGGAATAAGTTTTGGGTTTCCAGTTTCATCTTTATTGCAATATTTAACACAAAGTTCTATTCTCTTTTTTTCATATTCATTAAATCTATCTGAAGGTTTTAAATATTCTTCAATACTTTTTTGAATTTCTTTTAATGCTGTCTTATTTTGAATCAAGATCCAATTAAACGAACTTTCAGTTGATTTGATTAAAATTTTATCAATTACATTAATCATTTCAACAACTTTGCCTTTTTTCATGTCAAGTCTCCTATAAAGATAATTCTTTAAAAATATTTATAAAATTAAGTAATCCATTCATCTAAAGATCTTAAAGATTTACTCCAAGAACATCTTTGACGATTTATACCTTGGCAATGACAACAAAGTGGTGTTGGTGTGGTGAGATAATTAAGAATATCTAAGGGGGTTAAATTCTTTGAATAAAGATTTAACCCCCTTGTTTTAGGTAAATCTAAGCCAAATCTTTCATTTAACTTATATATTAAAGCTGAATACCCACAAGGATAAATTTTACCTGAGATTATGACAGGACAAAACTCATTTAAAACATTTTGACAATAATTTATTGATTTAACAGGATCTTCTGTACCCTTGAGAATTAATGGTATGTCAAAATAATTTTTATATTTTAATTCAAAAGAAACATCATGAATTCTAAATAGATTAAGATATTCATTTATCTTACAATTAGGATAAATTGACAGAGAAATATTGATATTATATTTTTTGATGATCTTCCAGGTTAATTCTGGTAATTTAGGTAACAATAATCCATTAGTGATTAAAGTTATTTTTGAATCTTTTAAGATACTTCTACTTAAGATTAGAAATTTATTCAATTTAGGATGGAGTAGAGGTTCACCACCAAGAATTTTAAATTCTTGAATATTAAAAAGTTCTGATATTTTTATGATATCTCTTTTAAATTCTTTAATATCAGCAAAATATTCTTCTGAAATAGGTGAGAATTTATTGCAACCTTTACAATTTAAATTACAGTGATGGACAATAAGATATTCAAGATTAGGTAAAATCATTTTATTCCAAAATTTTATATCCTGATTAGAACCGTGTTGAATTTTATGCCACTCCCCTTATTTCCCAAAAAAACGTAAGACTGATCACCTGTTTCTACGCTTCCATTACATCCGCTCTTTCCCGGTCAAACTGTTCAAGCCGGTTCTGGTTGTATCTTGCTGTTTACAGAATCAAATGCCTGATCAAGTGTTACCCTTCTTGCTTCTCCGTTACTCATAATTCACTCCTTGAAAAGTTAAGGTGTTCAATTATTCCGTTGCCGATAAACCAAGATTTATACTCTGACTTGTCAAACCATACATTATAATCATGCTCCCCA